CTTATCAATTTGACCAAAATACAAAAACAACGCTAAACCCTTAAAAGTCTAGCGTTATCGTCATTTCTTCTTTCGTGACAACAATTTCTTTTATGGCAGATTTTACAATTTTTGAAGCATCTTCATAGCTTAGTTTTTCGGGGTTAAAATCTTTTAAAAGTCTAGCAAGTTTCCGTTGTCGTAAATTGATTGTATTCTTTTTCTTGCTTTCTAGTTGTTCTTCTAAAAATACTTTTTCGATTTTTAGTTTTTCATTTTTCGCATCTAGTTCTTTTCGTGTTATGATCTCGTCTAAGTATAATTCAGTTAGTTTTTCAAGTCTATTGTTTAGTTTTTTTAGTTGCTCTTTTATTTCTTCAACTTTCATTGTTTCATCATTTTTGGCAAGAGTTTCTTTGCGGTATTGCGGTTCTAACTTAATTCTTGATAACTGCTTCAAAACATTATTTTCAAGTTCTTTACGAGAATACCAGCCGGATTTACATTTTGACTTATCTTTCTTGAAACGGTTTGCGCATTGGTATTTGTGATAAGAACGCCCGTTTTTATCTTTAGGCGTAACGTGTATTCTTAATGATGCACCACAATACCCGCATTTCATCAAGCCGGAAAGCATATACTTAGCTTGAAATGGTCGTGGGTTGTTGTATCTTTCAAGCGCATCTATTTGCCGTTTTTTGAGTTCTAATTGCACAAGATCAAATAATTCTTGTGAGATAATCGGTTCATGCTGACCGTCATATTTTTGCCCTCGGTATTTCACGATACCAAGATATGTTTCATTTTTGAGTAAATACTTAGTTATCGTTTCGCCCCACGGTCTTTTTCGTCCGATATGCCCTTCTTTGTTTAAATCTCTAATGATTTTTACGACTGACTTTCCGTTTAGATATTCTTCAAATATACGCTTAACGATAAGCGCTTGAGTTGGATTTACGGATAAGATACCAGTTTCTTTTGAGTAGTCATAGCCATAAGGAATAGTAGTCCATGCCATCGTTTTTCCTTTTTTCGCTCGTCCTTCCTTGCCTAAAATCATTCTTTCCTTTATCTGCTCACGCTCTAATTGGGCGAATACTGAGAGCATACCAATAGATGCCTTGCCAAAAGGTGTTGAAGTGTCAAAATTTTCTTGTAAGCTGATAAAAGCAACATCATTTTTCAAAAATACATCCTCGATTAAATAGAGCGTATCTTTCTGACTTCGACTTAATCGGTCTAATTTATAAACTAACACAATATCAAATCTTTTTCTTTTCGCATCATCTATCAAGCGCTCAAGTTCGGGGCGTTTTGTGTTTGAACCTGAAAAACCGCCGTCAATGTAAAAATCGTATATTTTCCAGTCTTTAATTTTACAATAGGCTTCTAGCTTGTCTTTTTGCTCGTCTATTGAATATCCTTCCTCAGCTTGTATAGCAGTAGAAACACGAGCATAAATAGCTACTTTGTTTGTGTTTTTCATTGTTTTTACCCCCTATTTTTGATAAAATAGAGTATAAGAAAACACCCTTTTTAATGGTTGTTTTTTATACTTCATAATCTCACGCTCGCAGTCGCCAAACTTTCAGAGCGTGGGATTTTTTTATTTTAAAAAGCGTAAGAATTAAATTTATTCAAGACCTGTTGCAACTTTAGAGATGAGTAGGAAAGAGCCATCCTCTTGTTTTGCGAATGATAAAACAACACTCTTCAATCCTTTATCAAATGAAGTATAAGAGATTGTTTTGTTTTCGTGATCATTAACTGTGGTTGTGTTAGTATCGCTTGGTTCACCGTGTTCACGAATGACATCATCGTAGTTAGTTCCGCCAGCGCCATTGTTGATAATGTCACCTTGTTTAAGAGCATCAAATTGTTCTTTTGTCCAGTTGAACTTAGTTTTTTCTTCTTTCTTTGAAGTTTCATTTGATGAACTTGTTGAAATTGTTGTTTTTTCAATATCTTTACTAAGGTTATCAAGTGATTTAGCATACATAGCTTGAGTTCCAAGCACAATTGCCATTGATACTACCGCTATAACTGTACCGATAATAGCTAAAGTTTTTGGTCTTTTTTTATTAACGAATAGACCAATTACCCCTAAAATAAGCGCTAAAATAGCGATAATGAAAGATAAATTATTGATGATAGGAATCCAAGAGCCAATTAAGGCAATGCCCCCAAAAATAATAGCCAAAATACCTAAAACTTTACGTTCTTGTTCCATGAGAAACCTCTCTATCAGCTTTTAGTGTGGATCAGTTATTGCACATTTTTTTAATTTACTAATGCCAAATACTCTTCTTTTACCATTGTTTCATCAGCAATGGTTTTTAGATTATAGTATTCCATGAATTTGAGATAATCAAATTCTTTAGGGTCGTCTAATTCTCCTAAAGCATCCACCAAGAGATGATGTATCATATTTCTGTTAGCTTCATTCTCACATCTAATAAGAGTATTCTTATATTCTTCCTTAGTATGCTCTATATGTCCTAACTCATGCAATATGACTTGTTTTTGCTTATCAGGTGGCAAGTCCTTGCTCACAAATACAACTTTTATCTCGTCAATATAGATGCCGTTCCTATTCCACAAATCGTTATCAAAATATTCAATCTTGACACCGTATTTTTCGCAAATGTCTTCAATGCTCATTTTCTGTTAAGATATATTTCTATGATGTTTTGAATGGCTTCAATATCATCTTCATTCAACGGTTTACCGTCGAATGTTTTTGCGTTTTCTGCCATTTTGCGCAAGTCTGATGAAGTAAATTCAGGCTCTTTATTTTCTGTTACTGGCTCAACGCCTAAAAGATATTCCGGAGTTACTCCCAACGCTTTAGCAAATTGATCTGCTCTATTGAGAGGAAAATTCCTTGTCATATTGAAATATCTTGAAATTGCAGATTTTGCCATTCCGGTTTTTCTAGCTAGTTCGCTCAAAGATATTCCTTTTTCATTACAAATTTGTTTTATCAATTCTATTATTTCAACATTATTTCTCATTTTCCTCACCTCTTTTTTATCTTTATTTCATTATATCACTGTTCCCGTAAAAGTACAAATAAAAAGAAATTAAAAATAAATGTTATTTTTTTTAAAAAAAGTGTTGACAAACGAGAACGAGCATGATATACTTTAATTGTTCCCAAACGAGAACAGAAAAAATAAAGAAAGGAAACAATATGAAATTAGATTGTTTACGAATTAAAGCAGAGCGTATCGCAAAAGGCATGACACAAGATGACATGGCAAAAGCGCTCGGTTGGAATGACCGCGCACGATACGCAAAGCGTGAAAACGGGTTTGTATCATTCGATGCAGACGAACTTATAAAAGTTGCAACTGTTCTTGGATATACCAAAGACCAGTTAGGAATTTTTTTTACAAACTAAGTTCCCGAAAGAGAACGATAGAAAGGAGAATAATAAATGTTTATGTTGCCGGAAAAACTATTTGAAAAACCTTATAACAAAATTTCTTCTGATGCAAAAATAATCTTCATGATACATTTACAAGATTTGTCAAATGAAGAAAAGTACGAGAATTTAGGTTCTTGTAAAAAATACTATAACCGCCCGCTAAGAACATCGTTTAATGAAATTGTGAATATGACGAATTTAAAATCTACGGATGTTCACGATGCAATATTTGAACTAAGAAAGATTGGGTTATGTACAAAGGATGATTTTACATGGGATTAAAGATTGACGATTACAAAGACTTTGAAATGTTTTACAAATTACCTCAAGAATTATTTGATGAATGTTTTAACGGCTTGTCAATCGGTGCTAAAGTCCTATACGCAATCTTACGTGATAAGTGGGGGCAGTCACAAAAAAACGGCTGGCACGATGAAAAAGGTATCTATTGTAACTTTTCTGTTAAGTTACTTTCAGAAACAATGAGTTGTTCTGAAAAGACAATCACGTCGTATAAGAAAGAGTTAAATAACTATCACTTAATTTCAGAGAAAAGACAATTCAATTCAACTAATAAAATCTATGTGAACAGAGTGTCAGAAGCGAAAAAACACGTACAGGAAAATATTACTTGTACGGAGAGGAAAAAATTACCTCACGTACATGAAGATTTTACTTGTACGGAGAGGAAAAATTTACCAACTAACCAGACTAATATTAACCAGACTAATTTAACCAATATAAATAATGATGATGATAACGAGTTTGGAAATTTTGAAAATATTCAATCTGGAACAATCGCTGACACTTTAAGAAGTCGAGGATTTAAACTAGACCAAGTTCAATATCAACAATTATTTGATTATGTGTCTTTGGATAATATGAGCATTCCACTTGTTCAATACGCTATCAGTAAATCTGCTGACAACGGAGTCAGAAATTTCAAGTATCTCAAAAGCATTCTTGATAACTGGAAGAAGAAAGGAATAACCACAGTAGAAGAAGCTGAAAAAGAGGATGAGGATTTTAAGAGCAAGAAAGAAAATTCTAAGAATATAACTTCAACATCAAGACGAGTTGGAAACTCAATCATCCAAACTTATGATGATCCGTTGCCGTTTTAGAAAGGGGGTTGAATGGAAAAATTAAGTCTTGAACCAATCTATTATGTAAACGAAAATGAGATATGCAAGAAACACTCTTGCTATATGTGGACGTTTAAGAAATCAGTCAAAGCCAAAGGAAGAAGCACACCTTATCAGCCTACCTTTTGCCCTGAATGCCAAAGGGAAGATATGGCAAGGGAGCAAGAAAAGAAAAACGGTGAAGCCGTTATCTCTTCAATTTTGAGTGGAACGTATGAAGTGTTTAACAGAAATAGCATCATTCCAAACGATATGAAAGAAGCTAGCTTCAATACGTTCACAGTAAATAATGAAATTGACGAGAAAGCAAAAAACTACGCTTTAAGAGTAGCAAGACACTACTTCAAAGACGGTAAAGGCAATTCAATTATTCTTGGGAAAGCTGGACGTGGGAAAACGCATCTAGCTATTGCGATAGCTAAGAAGTTAAACATTGACTTTAAAGCGAATAACGAACCTAAAAGCGTGCTATTTATGAACGTGCCTACCATGTTTCAAAAAATCCAAAGTGGATTTAGTCGGACAGATGCACGGACAACAGACGAATGGTTGGACTTGCTAAAAAAAGTTGACTACTTAATTCTAGATGACTTCGGAAAAGGAGAGCAAACGCCTTGGAAAATGGATTTTATGTATAACT